TTAATAAATCTGGTTATTTCTTCTCCAACAAGATCTGCAGCAAAATTATATCCGAACCAACTTGTTACAATTTGTGCTAGTAACAATAAAGCAGGAACTAAAGTTAACCAAAACGTTTTCTTTTTCGCTCGTACTTTCCAGTTAATTTTCATATTAATCTCTCCTTTTTATTCATTGTCTTTTCTGTTGATTTCCTCTTGAAACTCTTGGGAAAAACTTTTACTGTCTCCCTCCATCTTTTTCAGCCTTTCAGCTAATCCATGAGGAACCAATACACCTACCGCAGCTAAATTTTCAATAATAGACAGGCCTTCATTTGCTATATAAAAAAGCACAGTAGCATAAGTGACTGCGCCATTAAGCATTAATATTTGATCTACTACATTTGCTAAGATAATAACCACTAAGACTAATATCTTTCTTGCATAGCCAAACAGGCTACGTCTTGACCACAATTTTTTATTTTTCCACGCCTTGAAAATACCTGTTATTACATCTAAAGCCATTAGAAGCAGCAATAAATGCAAAAATTTAACGTCACCAAACAAATATAAACGGGCTGCTTCTATGTGCTCCAAGTTAACACCACCCATTTCCATTTAATAAACCTCTCCTTCAATTGGATTCCCCCTAGTTACAAAGACTTAATTCAATAAAAAACGACAGGTATCTAACTTAACCTGTCGAATACATATAATACTGCACCATCCCTAGTAGGTGCTGGAGAGCCTGTCTGCGCAGGCTCGTTCTATTCCATTTTATTTAATTGTTTTTTCATTTTCTTAAGCTCTTCCTCAAGCCTATCTAATTTTTCATTAACACTTTCCTGCTTTTCCGGTTTTTCATCTAGTTTCGGGCTTATCTTCTTGATTTTCAACCATCTCCTCCGAATCAACTATTTTTGTAACATGTCCTTCGAAAAAAGAACCATCAATCCCTAATTTAACTGAAACAAACGTCAAAAATAGTTTGTTATCACCTGTATAACAAGGCATTGCACCTTCGTCGAGATACGTTTTTTCTAGTTCATAGATAAAATCGTTGTTACTATTAATCGTTATATATAAATCGTAAACTACCTCAAATTGTTTGTCGGTATCTAAATTAAAATAAATACCTTCGATAAAGTGTTTTTCTCCGCCTTTATATATATAGCCATCAGAAACCGCAACCTCGTTGTTCGTGGTATCTACATCTATTCCAACCATATAATTTTTATTTTTCACAATCTTGTTTTTAATCACTGAATCACCCCGGTTGATAAACAACCATCAAATTTAACGTGTAGTCTCTGTTGTCTGCTCCTGTGTTGCCAGTTACGTTTTTCAAATAAGCCCGAAAACCTGTTGCACTTATATTTTCTACACCTGCTACCATGTTTGAAGAATAAGCACCAGTAACCTGTAAAAATACCGCAAATATCTTTTCCGCTCCATTGAACGAGAAATCACCATAAGCAGATCCAGTCGTGAATGTAAAATCCCAATTGTACACATACAAAACACCGTTCGTATCCAATGTTCCGATATTTGAAGGGATATCTAATCCAGCGCTTAAAAAGCTAGATCCATTTGTTCCGATGTAATTTTTCTTAGGTGTATAAGCAAGGTCGGTATAACAGCCATAGTAGGTATCGCCGTTTTGATTGGTATCATATTTAAACATTTGCTTGTTAGCTCCATCACCAGTACCTCGATACTGCCAACCTTCTATTCCGAAACGTTCATCACTTCCACCTGGTTGTCGATTGTCTCGCCCAGATTGAATCATAGTGTTGCTCCAACTTATTTCGCTTAAAGTGTAGTTTCTTGCTTCAAAACCAGGTATTAAATCACCGGCTGTTCCGCCTTGCTCGGTCGCTTTTAACTCTGTATATCCAGCATCAGTATTATATTTTCTTGAAAATAAAATAGGATTAGCTGTAGAACCAACAGAACCAAATCCAATGCTAAGAAAATCTTTAGGTGTATTCATCGAAAAACCTTTAACAGTAGAATCAGAAGTTAATTGTGCGTCTCTTAACGTTCCTGTTTCTTCGCCAGTATCAGATTGGTAAAAACTAAGACCCTGATCATCTAGTTTATTTACTATAACGTTAGATTGATAAGATTTGAAAGAACCACTAGACAATTCAATTCTATTCCCTTGTCCATCATCTTGAATAATATCAATACCACGTAATACACCTGCTGTAATATAATCAGCTACAATACCACTACCTGTAATCGCTTGGCCAAATGTGGCTCCTCCATCATCAGAAATACCCAAACCTTCACTGTTAAGTAAAACGAGGTAATTTGGATCGTTTTTATCACGAGCGATAATACCGTTTTGAAAGATCAATTCCGTTTCAGCCGATAATAGCGCATTGGTTGCTTGGATAACAGCTGCATCCAAAGCTGTAAAAGGTAATTTTTGTTTACCTTCTAATATGTTTTGTATATTGCTAACCGCTTGCTTTAAATTAGATTGGTAACGTTTTGTGATAGATTTTGTCCCAAACGTTAATTGTAAATCAATGATTTTACCCGACCAATCTTTTGTAACAGACATATCAACCACTCTAACCTCTTCATTCAAGCCGATTCTTTCATCGATTAAAAACGTCCTGTCACCTAATCGCGGTTGAGCCAGTGTATAACCTTGCTCTCGTAAATCGTGTATATCAGCAGTAACACTTATTTTGATTGATTCATCCACCAATGTTTTTAGTTGCTCGTCCATCGTTTCCGTAGTTGTAATACGTCCATCTTTAATGGGTGGCGCTTCTCGTTTACCTAAAATATTTGCTAAAGGCGAAGTATATTCTCTGATTAATCCTGCGTTACTCTCCAAATCTTCTGCTCCGCTATCATAATCACCGTAACCTTTAGCGTAGGTGTAAAGAGCCGCAGCATCTATTTCTTGCGATATATTAGAAGCATTTAATTTATACCTGTATTGAAATTGTGTGTCACGTCCGATTTGATGTTGGATATGAACGTTTTTACCATCAATATAAAACTCTGCTCCGTAACGATTCAAGCCATCTTTAAACATTGACAGCCTTGTGCTTCCCGCGCCTAAACCTTCCCAATCTTTCGCATAAAATCCTGCTTCCACAATAGGTGTATAACCACTACCACTAAATACCATATCGAAAAAGTTTATTGCAGTGAATGACTGGTTATATACTTCATAGATATTTTGAACGGAAAAAATATCGAAAAACAAAGGAATCGCTTTAACCTGTACGTTAAGACGATTCCCTTTTCCTTGCTTCTTGCAATATATAATTTTATATTCAACATCATCATGACCAACGATAGTCCACATTTCAGCAATATCATCAATAAATAAATTATTAACCTTGCTAGATTCTATTGTTGCTGATAGTTCTTGGTTTCCGTTTAGTTCACCCTGCCAAGTAGTTGTGCATTGAAGAGCGTATTCATTCCCCTCCAAATCTATTACATACATAGCAACACCTCTTTATATAAATAACACGATTATTTCCATGTTATTTTATACTTTTTCTTTTTACGTTCAAATTCCATCATTTCTGATGAAAATTTATCTGGATTTTTCTTGTATCTTTCCAAAGCACCAATAGATGCCCCCATAAAAATCCAAGGAAAAATACCAACATAAACTTCTCTAAAGAACCAATATGCTCCCGAGAAGAAAACATAGCAAAGCAGACCGATAAAAGAAGAAACAACCATTGTTAGCAGTATAGTATCACCTTTCACCAATTTAATATTCTTCCAAAAATAAACAAGAAGAAATAAAACTAATGAATAGATTAATGTAAATCCGATACCTCCATATAATATAAAAATACTAACTGGTTCAACTTCTATAAATAAAGAATCGAACGATTGTTGCACACCTCTAGATATTCCAAATAGCCATTCCCAAGGCGTGTCCATCAAACTAAAAGCTCTCTCTATTTGAGCGATTCTATTACCACCAGAACCAATAACGTCACCAAGTGCTTGCCAACGATAAACGGCACGTTCAACAAAAAGGTTGCCTCTTTCGTAAAGCCAATAAGTTAAAATTCCTGTTAAGATTAAGACCGTTGATATTAATAATGTTGATTTTAACCACACAATTCCACTTCTACGCACATAATTATAAACAAAATAAAAAATCACAAATGAAAAAACCACAGTAAGATATCCCATACGCGCCTGCGCAGTAACAACATTGAAAAGCGTTAATATTACTCCGAGCATCGTAAAAATAAAGTTATTTTTATTAAACAACCTCATTGATAACACTAATACGAGCGTAAATGCAGCTATCCCACCAGTCGCTGTTGCAAAGTTAGCGACACCACTAATTCTTTTATACGCTCCCACGCTCCTGTTCATCACTTCCAAATGACTGTCAGAAAACGTGTATAGTTCTCGAAACAAACCGCTACCATACCAATCTAAAAATTGAAGTACACCTATTCCCATTCCAAACAATAAGATCACAACAAATGTATTCATAAATCGTTTTAAATCTATTTTGTGTTTATAAAAAATAACTATAAATGTCGCAAAATACAATAACCTAGCAATGTAGTTTGCTGATTCTGTCGGAAAATTAAATTTACCTAACAGAAGTAAAGGACTGAATACACCAGAAAATATTATTTCAGCTATTATAGCAATCCATAAAGCTATTAAATATTTAGCTATTTTAGGTATTTTTATCCAATCAAAAAGAACGAATAATAAAACAAAAACAAAAATCGGAAGAAGTGAATATTGCCAAGGAAGTGTTAAACCCAAAAAAAGGGGAGCTGGTAATATTCCTAAAAATAAAATAAAAGCGATCATTGTTTGTTTTATATTGATTTTTTTATTTAATATTTTTTCCATTTTAATCCTCCGATTTTGTTATGCTAAATAACAATTTTAAGCTAAAATAGAAGATTAATCAATCTGTTATACACTAAATTCCATATCAATAATTAAACTAGTTGGATATGTTGTACCTTGTTCTAGCAACACAGCGCCAGTTTGTGTTATGCGTATGATAGCTGTGTCACCAGTAGATACATCCCCAGATACCCGCCTAATACTTTCCCCCGACCTATAAAAACCGCTAGGAAGCTGAAAAATTATATCATCGGTTGCAGCCGAACCATCAACAACACCCTTTATTTCGACAACGTTACCATTGATTCTATACGAAGACGGCGATGCCTGTGGGGTACTGCTTTGAGACCATCCGTTTGCAAATGTTATAGAAACCCATTGATTTAAAGGTAAAGTGATTTCTTCTTTTGTAAAAGGATTGTAAATCATACTTGTGTTATTATTCAGTCCATTAAAGCTATTAATATATTCAATGTTATAACTTCCGTTTTGTGTTAATATATCATACGCTATATCATTTGCTATAATAGTTTCAATGGTCGATGGTTTATATATAAAATATTCCATATCGCTTGTTGTGCTGCTATAATCGATGCGGTTTCCTAAACTTGTTACATGCTTTAGCGTTTCTGTTCCTTGCACGAAACGCCTAAAACCATTGGTAAAAATAGTATTACTAATTTGAGTTACGCTACCAAAACCATAAGCGACAAATGCTTCGCTATAAGTTCCTGTGATTCCGCTTGGTGGCGTTGAAGATGGATAGTTTTCAAAATAGCTTCCAGATAAATATAAATGTGCGTAGTTACCAGATGTTGCGCTGAAAGCCTTCGATACTACTTTTTCAATGGAACCTCCTATAAAAGATACTGGTCCACTACCTCCATTCACATTAACAAAATTTTCAACATCCATTACTTTACAATTTAAGAAAGTTATATTATTAGCGTTAAATTGATTAAACGCTGTTTTGAGATACCTAAATTCGCAATCAACAAACTTGTGATAATAACCACCATCCCAATCAAACAACACATCAAAACCTGTGAAGTAGCAGTCAACAGCTTCAATACTTCCTTGTGATGTGATGGCTGTTGAACCTTCCGTTAAAACATCAGTATCATTCTCGAAATCATAACCGGAAATTTGTAAATTACTCAACTTTACATTTCTTACGTTCAACAATTCTAGCATGGAAGAATTGCCGCCGCGCCACAACAAGATAGTGTTATATTTTCCTTCACCGATTATTTGAATATCGGAACCACCGAAACTCTGAGATATGGTTGAATCTAAAATATAAACGCCAGCAGGTATTTTTATTGTCTTATTTTCAACATATGCATCTGTTAATATTGATGAAAATTGAGTGTTGTTAGTATTGGTTTTTGTGTTATCTGCATTGTATTTGTTACCAAATATTAAAGCAGACTCACTTTCAATGTTTTCCAAATCAAAATTATTCTCGTTAATCGCTCTTACCAAATTTGATTTATCATCTGTTTCCAATAAATCAAGGTCACCAATATCAGCAACGGTTTCACTTTTTTCTATATCAAGCCTTTGTTTTAATGTGTCGTGATTGGTTCCATCTTCTTCTACTCTAGCTTGTGCCAGTTCATCCAAAGAACCACCAGAAGCCATGTTGTTCAATTGATTTTGTAAACTAGTAAAATTATTTTCAATTTTATCTAAGTTGTTGTTTTGCTTCGTTCGTTCATCTCTATTCCAATCGGTTCCCCAATCTTCTAAGTTTACAACCATGAAATCACCCCTTTATAAGTAATAAAATCGGAAATCAAAAGCTACTTTAGCACTGGTTGCGCCTGTCACAACAAATTCGTTCCAACCGGGAACCAACGTAATGTACTGTTTGTTTGTCTTGCGCAAAAAAGCTAAGCTGTTGCTTGTGATGGCGGGACCATCTAAAGCAATAACTTGACTATTATTTACCGCTTCATTAACGCGAAAAGCGTCTCCTGTTGTTGTGTTTTCTAGTTGCAGATAGGAGGTAGAACCGATCACGTTATCTATTGTTATTTTTAATTCTTGCTCGAACGGATGTAGGACATCAATGTTGCTAGGATTATATATACTGAATGTTGTACCGGTATGTGTGTATGTTTCTGCTCCTTCTTCGGACGATAATCCCATACCAAAACCCCATATTTCCTCATTCGAATCAATTCCGTTAGCTTGTATATCTTGTGATGTTCCGATTGATTCTGCGTATGGTGAATCATAGTTTTCAACACTAAATCTAACACTACTAGTATTAAAATTAGCTCGTTCAGGTATAAATAAATCCAACGCTGTTACTTTATATCTTTTTCCTTGTTGGTAGTTTTCGACAACATAAAAGTATGCATCATTAAAAAAATCATACGTTTCATCTCTCAATAATCTATAATCTTTACTATCATCAGATATTAAAAGAACTTCCAATTCGATATTACGATAATCATCTTCTACTCCGTTTGTGATAAATCCATTTTTTCCTTCAACGGTGGTGGTTTCCCTTCTTTTTCTTATTTTCGAAATATAGATGTCGAGAGGATGTAAACCGCTGGGAAAAGTTTTTAATTTCATATTTTTATCGTATACTTTGAACATTTACATCCTCCTAACCCATATAATTTGTTTTATCCGCTACAGCGTTAAAATTATTTACTGCTGTAGCTACGGTATCTTCTCCGATTTGTACAACGGTGGTTTGTCCGTTTTGCATATATTTAGCAATGCTTTGCAATACAGATAGTAATTCATTGTCATTTACATTAATTTGTGATGCATTAGTGTTTGCGTTTGGTTGATTGTTATTTTCATAACTCAAATCATACTTAGGCATTTTAGGTATAGACATTTCACCTAATTTTTGACCGGCTTTGGCAACATTTCTTCCCATCGATAAAATACCTAATTCTAGACCTTCTCCAGTAAATTCACCGATTTCTCTAAAAACACGAGATGGTGAGTGTATACCTAATAAGTTTTTTGCTCCTTCAATAGCATCAGAAGCAACACCTTTAACACTGTCAACTAAACTTCCTGCCATGCTTGTTAGTCCATCTTTCAAACCTTCGATGATATTTATGCCTATTTCCGCCCAATCAACATCGCCAAAGGCATCAAATATAGCTGTTACGATCTTAGGTATAGCGCTAATAATATCTGGTATAGCATCAATCAAACCTTCAATTAACGCAAAAATAAGATCAACACCCGCGGCGATGATCTTAGGTAAATTGGCGATTAATTCTCCGACTAACTCAATAATTAATCTTAGTGCTGCGCTTATTAGCTCTGGCAACATATCGATGATACCATCAATTAATGCATCTAAAAGCTTAACGCCAGCATCGAGAATCAATGGCAAATTATCAAATAACACAGTCAAAATATTTTCTATAAGCATGATCGCCGTATCAATCAATGTCGGTAAAATCTTAATGATACCGTCTATTAATGAATTTAATAAACTAATTCCCGCTTGAATGATTAACGGTAAATTTTGTGTGATTGTTGTTACTAAATTAGTCAGTAGCGTTAATACCGCTTCCGCTAGTAAAGGTAAGTTGTTAATAATACCTTGAATAATCGCGTTTAATATCGTTATACCTTGTTGCAATAAAATAGGTAACGATTCTAAGATAACCGTTACCATGTTTGTTATTACTTGTGATATACCTTCTACTAATAAAGGTATTGCACTTATCAATCCTTGAATTAAAGATTGTAATAATGTTACACCCAAAGTAATTAATTGGGGTAAAAACGTTTGTATGTTTAAAGCCTGTTGTTGCATTAATTGTGACCAAGTCTCGAATAGCATAGGCACATTATTCGTTATACCTTGAATAATATTTTCAAGCATTTCCATACCCATTTCCATCAAACGCGGAAGGTTTTTAATAATACCTTGAGCTAAATTACCGACTATATTAGCTCCATCACTTAAAAGTTTGCCTAAAAACGCTTGTAATCCATCACCGACATTATCAAAACTTTTTATTAGTTCCACATTTTGATTAACCCAGTCAATGATTGTAGTTAAAAATTCTTTAGCGTTAGTCACTAGTGGTGTAAGTGTTGTCGCTAATTCAGCAGATGAAGATGTCAATTCTTGCTGAGCCTTCATGCTTTCATATAATTCTGGATTAGTTTCTTTGTATTTATCTAAAGTTTCTTGCAAGCCCAAACTAGATAACTGTTGCATAGCGTAGTTTGTTGCGGTTCCATTTGCTTGTGCTTGCGCTAAACCTGCATTAAATGTATCTAAATCTACATTACTACGCTCTAATAATTCAGCAAATTGTCCTACAGCCGAACCGGTTGACAAGGTTTCTTGCAAACCATCAGCGATACCTTCTGTTTTTAATGTATCAGAAAACTTGATAGCAGCACCGTTAATTTCTTCGATTGCTTGTGCTATCTGGTTATCACTCAAATCAGTAGCAAACAAGTTCGATACCGTTTCAACCGCTGAATCAGTTTCGCCGGTTATAGAAGCTATTTGATTAGCAAAATCTTCTGCTTGTTTTGGATCGAAACCTCTAGTGATCGCGTTCGTTTCCAATCGTCCGATTAAACGATTGTATTCTTCCATACCTTGAACAAAACCGCCAATAGCAGCAGAACCAGCAGCGCCTAAAACACTTGCTCGTTTTGCAACCTTTTTAAAAGATGAACCTAAATCTTTTGCCGCTTTATCCGCCTTATCAGTTTCCTGTTTTAACTCACGCATATCACTTTCTGACTTTTTTATTGATTTTGTTTTACCTACATCAGAAAGTTGTTTTTTAAACTTTTGTAGTTCTCTTTCTGTGAATTGAACCTCACGTTGAAACGCTCTATACTGCTCTTCGCCAATTTCTCCGCTTTGAAATTGTCTTGCTACTTGTTTTTCAGCGTTTCTTAATTGATTTAATTTTTGAGATGTATTTTCTACTTGGTCGCCTAGTAATCTCTGTTTTTGCGCTAACGCTTCTGTATTTCCTGGATCAAATTTTAATAAGCGTTCAACGTCACGTAACTCTGAGTTAAGTGATCGCGAACGCTTATTAACATCACGCAATGCTCTATCTAGACCCTGCGTTTCTCCATCAAGTTCTATCGTTATACCTTGAATCCTTTTGGCCATTGCCTCACCTCTTTTCTTAAAAAAGGTACTAAAAAAGCACCCTATTCGGATGCTTTTCTCTCTTGCTTTTCTATTCTCTTTTCTTCTTTTTTCTTGGCTTTTTGTTCTAAATCGTGTTGATATTCAACTTGTTTCATCATTCTTTTGTCAGCTTTGTAATCTGATACGATACCCCAAGCATAAATAATACCCGGAACCCAAACACATATAGTTAATAGTAGTGCTATGAACGATTGAAAAGGCTTTTTACACATTAAAACAGCAACAGGTGGGAAAACGATTGCCCAAAACCTCATAAAAAATACCTCCTATATCATTTGGTTTCAATATACAGGATTTACTAAAATGTATCAAAGTCTTTTTGGGAAGCTTTTCTCGTTTTCTTCTTCTTCGGATCTTTCTGTTCGATATATTCGTTCATATAATCCAAGCACATACCTACAGTCATATACTCGATGTCATCCCAATCCAAGCCAACCTGTTTGCACATAAATAAAAAAGAATCGGTTGTGATTGGCTCTCCACTCGATTCTTCACTACTTTTTATTTTTTTTTAGTTGTTTGTAAGTTTTTCATAATTAAATCTTGTACTTGAGGGAAAATGTCCATCAACGGAAATTCCTCGAATTGATCAAGCCATTCTAATGGTTCTGGAATGCTTTTATCAGCAGTCTTAGCCATAGACCATAGAATGTTATAAAACAAGTCAAAATCCATCAAACGAAACAATTCTTGCACTTGTTCAGTGTCTGCTTCGTCAACATCTTTCAAATTAATTTTAGAAAGTGGGATTAATTTTGTTAAATCAGCAAAAAAATCATGGCCAAACTGTGCTTTATATCGCAATGGTGTTGCTGCTGTTGTTTTAAAAGTTACCTGTTTACCATCTATCGTTAATGTTTTTTCCATGCTATACCTCCTACGATACCGTTACATCGGATGTGTCTGTAAATGTTCCATCTTCTGTAGTTACGGTTATTGTGGCTGTTCCTGCCGCAATACCTTCGACTAGACCACCACTTGTAACGGTTGCTACTGTATCATCAGATGTTGTATACGTTACATCTTGGTTAGTTGCATTGATTGGCTCAATAGTAGTTGCTAATTGTTGATAATCACCAACCGCTAAGCTGAACGTTGCAGGTTCTAACGTAACGCCTGTTACCGATACTGGTGTATTAGTGTAAACAGATTGGAACCAACCATTGTATACCGCGTCTGGTGTTTCAAACGTTGTACTTGTCTTAACAATTGGGCGTCCGTTCATCACGACAGGAGAAGCGCTATAACTTAATTCTGTGGTGGACACTTCCGTAGAATCTGTCTTAGTTGATGAGCTAATGGACGGACGTTGTGCATTGCAATTATACATAACGTGTCTGCGTGCTTTTGAATCGTTCTCAAATTGGAACATTAACGCAAAAGCTTGTGTTTGAACGTCAGCATATTCGCTCATAACCTTGTCCGTACCGTCTAATTCCTCTTTTAAAATATCTTGTCTAAATGCATCTGGTAATCTACTGATCGTCAACGTACCTTCATAACCTTGGTTATTATCAGCTTGATAATATTTCATATTGTCTGCATAAAATACGATAGGATCTCCTAGTGCTTCGTTAGTCATTTCCACCCCGCCAGGGATCGGCTTAGGATTACCAAATGATATAGTTCCGTCTGTATTAACGGTATATGGTGCATAGTGAACGTTCTTTAAACCGAACTGTACTTTTTCTTCCGCCATTCTAAATCACTCCTATTGAATAAATTAGTTGAAACATTTGTTCTGATTCGATATATACATGTCCGACCACCTCAAAAGGCAGTTCGTTATCATTAAATGCTGTTTCTACGGCTTGTTCTGCCGCAATATCTTTCTTGTTTGTGTATAGTTCTACAGTTGGATTCCTCACAGAATGATAGACTTTGTTGTCTGCAATAAAATTGCTTGTTTCATCGTCGAGATAAATCAAATAAGGTGGATTAGGCGCAGGATTAACATCGGTATTTTCAAAATGGCTATGCGCTACTGGTAGACCGGTAGATTCAAGCACATTTATAAACTCTAGTAATGTCATCCTCTTATCGCCCTTTCTACTCGATGCTCAAATTCTCTGATAGCATCTTTTTCAACTGGCGCTATATGTGGTTGGCCACTCACACGACCACCACCACGTTTAGCGTGACCGTCTTCTAGTAAATGTGTTAACTGGTAATTTGTCTTGTTGTATATAACCCAAGCGCTACCAACCTTTTTGGCGCGCCACCCCTTCGCATAATCACCTGTATCTTTAGGACTTGTCCGTTTTAACGTCTTAGCACCGTCTTTAGATACGTCTTTTTTAGCTTCTTCTAGTTCTTCTTTCACTTCTGTTGTATATTGCGTTAATGCATTGCTAATTTCTTTACTTAAATCAATCATGAACCAACATCCTTTTCGCATGTTAGCTGTATTTTTTCACCACGTTCGTCTACATCTGTGATGTTGTAAACGACAGTTTCATGTTTTAATTTTGATTGGCCATTATACTCAAATGTGTATATCTCAAAACGTTTAGAAGGCTTTAATCCATGATTAGCAGCTTCGTATCGCTCTGATGTGGTCACACGCATTTGATTAGCATAAACCTTGCGTTCTTCCGTTGTTGTAATAGGGTTTTTATACTCATCGTAAGTTACTGACTGCGACATAAGATAAATCACATCGTTATACCGCATCAGTACCACTCCTATAATCACCATAAAGACTTAGATGTTGTTTCAACATGACGTAAGCATCATGGAAACGATCTGCTTCTGGATTATCATAGCCAAAATTAGCTTTAGCATAGGTTTTAATGGCTCGTTTAATAATGGCATCAGGTTCAGTTTGATTTATGATTGTTTCATCAACACCTGCTTGAATTAAGTCAATCTTAGCTGAATCGATTAACTCCTGGACTTCACCAACAATACCGGGATCATCAGTTGTTAATCTTAATGCCGCCTTTACTTCGTCTAATAGTGGCATTATTCATCACCCATAGCCTTTTCAGCTTCTTTTTTCCCTTTCACCTTGTCACCATTCGGCAACTCATAATAACCACCACCAACATGTTTTGGATATTCACTTTTATCTTCTTTGGGTGGTTGCTTACTCTTTTCCGTTAGAAAACCTTTTTCAATTAAAAAAGCGATCCTGCCCTCATCGGAATGAGAGTAGGTATCGCCTTTAGAATAAGGTTTACGGTTATCTGTTTTGTCGTAGAATGCTCTAATCACTTTGTTAGGCATCTAAAAACCTCCTTATACTGCTGTAGCTTTGTTTAATACAACAAGAGAATTTTTATCTACTACTTTACCGTCAACTAGCATTACTGCTTTCGTTACTTGATCATCTGTTTCATTATCTTCGTAACGTTTTACACCCATTTGATAGTTAGTGTTTAGGATGTAATCAGAGTAGTTGAATAGGAAAGCGAAAGGTGTTCCATCTGCAAGCGAATCAGCAAAGCTATCAATATAGTTGCAAAGCACAACTTGACGTCCTAATAAACTACGTTCCGGTCGACCATTAATACCATAATTAACACGAGCGATTGGCTGACCTTGTGAATCAGTCATACCGATAAATGACATGAAAGTCTTTTTGGTCATAGTCCATACTGCACCAGATTCATATTCAAGTGGTAACGCTGATTCTGCATCAACTAACGTCTGATAAGATATAGCAGATACGTCTAACGCTTGGTCTGTTGCAGGTGTTTCGTTCAAAATACCAGTAGGTTTACCAACCCCATCACCACTAACAATAGATTGTTCAATAGCTTTCGTCATTGCTTCTACAACGTTTTGTACGAACGTAGATTCAAAAGCAGACAGAGCCATAGTGTCAACTTCAAGGGACATAGCAACCGCGCAACGTAATTTGTGGTATGCGAATGTAATACTTCCTGTAGTTTTCTTCTGTTTATCACTTCCTGCACCTTCCGCAACCCAAGTGGCAGTTGGTTTAACACTAGAAGTTGGAATAGTTAAACCACCTCGGTATGATGTACGCGTTACAAGTGGTAAAATCATTCCTGTTGCTTCTAATTTTTCAACAATACGGTTTAATACTGTCTCTGGAATAACAGAACCAACATCGGTTGTATAAGTGATTTCATCTGCGCGCAATTCAGCAGGAATAGCTTCACCGCGGACAACGTGATTCATAAATGCTTTACGGTATTCGATGGAATCAGTACCAGCTTCGCGATTTTCATTTTTTGGCTGTGCATTAAACGTTTCAATAGATCGTGTTTGTGTATTACCTTCTTCGATCTCTTTCGTTTCATTCAATAAACGTTGACGCGTTTCAATATCTTTCTGTTCACCGTTAAGATCACGCAGTTCTTGGTCTAATTCTTCAAGATTTGCTTTTGCCGCTTTATCATCATCTTCTAAAATAGAGCGAATTTCAGATTTTCTTTCTTTAATCACTTCTAAGCGACCTTTTTCAGCGAAATGCTGAATGTTTAAACGTAATAAGTTTTGGTTTTCTTGTTTTCTCTGAACTGCTTTTAACAACTGTTTTGATTTATTCATGTTATCAATCTCCTTTAAATTAAAGTTTGTAATATTAGTTTTTTTCGTCTTTCTTCGTGTTCTCTTTGTTCTTCGTGTTGCTTCAAAGGGTCATAACCTCTAGCGCTAACCTCGCTGTCTGGATAAGCAGGAAAAGCGACTGCTGAAACCTCTAACAACTTAGCTTTGGTTACGGTTCGCAATGGTAAATCATCGTCTGGTTCTTCTAAATCATGGCTGATCATTTTAAAACCAAAACTTACACCATCAACATCACCACGTTTGATAGATGTATAAGTGTCTCTACCTAATGTGGTATCTGGTAAATCCAATTCAAACCGCAATCCTGTTGCATCTTCCATCAAACGTAACGTATTGTTTTTGGTTCTACCTAACACTTGTGTCGTGTCATGAGACCATAAAAAACGCTGATCATCATCTTGCAATGATTCAGCGAATGCACCCATTTGAAATTGTTCTCTAAATTTACGAAAGAAGCCTAATACATGCGATTTTTTTTGCCATTTCACCGCGTATCCAGATAACGTTTTATTGCCGTCGTCATCTTCTCGAATTTCAATTTTCTCCGTCAGTATTTCCCGCGTTTCCGTTTTGTCCATTGTTATCACCCCCTTCAACCGGCGCAGTATCTAACCTTCTGACAGGAACTTCTCCACCTTCAATAGGAGAAAGATTAAGTATTTTCCTCCACTCATTTGGTGTCATTGCTCCACGATCTACCATCCTTTCAAGTCCTAGCTTGGTACTCATAGATGCGTACTGTAGACTGATAGATTCAAACACAATTTTGTTTCCGAACCCTCGCTCACGTCTTGAAAAAATCTTTCGTGTGTATTCTCCTGCTAATTGCATGGCTACAGGCTCGATAACCGATTCGTAATACGCATTCCATTCATCTTCTGTGTATTTACTTTGAACAATAGCCTTATTGGTATTGAAAAAGTCGTATAATCTGTCTGTTACGTTCTTCATTTGTTCTTCGTTTGGTACATAGGTTTTAGGGTCAACTTGAATGGCATCGGCTTTCGCATCTACCGCAGCCGCCCCTATTGATTTACTTTCAGAAGATAGGAAATCACTCACAAACCTCTCTGTTGCTTCCGTTATATCTTCCGGTCTCAATGACTGATTAAATTTAAGCAACCATCTGATGACGTTCGAATTTTTAATTGCCTTGATCATACCTTGATCAATCGTTGATACAACTTCCATTAAAGGAACTAGTGCATCTTGTGGACTATCGCCAAACAAATTATGTTTATTGAAGTCCTGTCTCAAGTGAATAACATCTACATAAGGAACCACCATTTTGTTGCCATCTTCAAAATAAAAACGTAAATACATATCACCTAATGGCCCTTCCAACATTTCCGCTTCCGCTGCAGGAATTGGATATATTTCTGTTGGCATCAATGTACTTTCATCACGTTTGATTAAAGCGAAAGCGTTGTTGTTCAATTCAAGCTGAACAGCTAATTTTTCTTGCAGCATTTGAGCGCTCATTAATGGATTAGGATCTGATAAAACCATTTTAATATTGGCATCTGGACTATCTGTAAAACCGTTTTGATTATCTCTAATATGCTTAGCCATTAACTTTCCGATTGCTCTTGCTTTTGGTCTTATACACGCCCTCACGATGTCGCTTTTGTATACAGTACCGTTCCACGAATAAAAACCGCCACCTAAGTCATTGATCAACTTATAATTAGTGACGGTTTTAGTAGTATTAGCTTTTTTCCCAAACATCCAATTAACTAGACCCGAGTTCATTAACCCAATCTGAATCACCCCCTTAAATTACATTGATATAATCTTGGTTCTTGTCCTGGAACACGACATATGCGTTCAGCATAGCCGCTGTGCCATCAATGCGCCTGCGCTGTTGTTTCCCTTTTGATGGTTGAATGTTGTCGTTTTTATCAACATCAACACTTGTGTTAGACAAACACCACTTTGTAATTTGATTGTTGTTGTAATTGATACGTTTTGCTTCTAAATCGGCTCCAAGTGATTTCATAGGGCCCGACAATGTCTTTTTACCTTGAATAACAGGTATCATTGCATCTTTTCCGAAATTATTTTGCATTTCTTCAACAAAATAAACAGCAGACCAACTATCGTAACCAATCCAAGGAAGAAAAATATCGTATTCTTGCTGCATTTCCAAAAACCAATCGACCACAAATTTGTAATGGACTTTATTACCTGGTGTTGTTCGCAATAAATCTTGTTCTTTCCACAAATCGTATGGAACCTTATCTTCTGCAACTCGTTTTTCTAATAAATCTTCCGGCAACCAATACATGTGTTTAAAATAAACCGTTTCATCGTTCGGTACTTGGAATAATACACAAGCTGCGGTTAAGTCAGTTGTTTGTGATAAATCGACACCCCCTATTCCATAACGTGGTTTTAATTCACCTATATTGAAATTGCTTTGATTGTCTAATTGTTCAAACGTTAGCCATGCTTCTGAAGTAGTTTCACGTATATTAAAATCCTTTGTCAGTAAGTTCTTAACCAACAAAGGATTCGCTTTTGCTTTATTTACTTTTCTTTCTAATTCACCTTTATTTTTGATTGTGCCAAGACCAGGATTAGCTTTTTGCCAAGATTCTGGATCAACCCATTCTTCTCTTTTATCTAATTCATAGATGATTGGAAGAACATTTTCGTCTTTGTAACCGTTTGGATCATTGTAACCATTAATGATCTTTTCAGCTTCATCATACTTGAGATCGAATATACCTTCTCTAACTGTTCCTGCTGTCGTTGTGATAATGGATAATGGTTGTTCCCTTGCGGTCATCCCATCGACAATTACATCATATAAGTTCTTGTCCTCAATAGCATGTAATTCATCAATAAGCGAGCAATGTACGTTTAATCCATCTAGTGTGTTAGAATCGCTCGACAATGGTCTGAATGATCCGTCGTTAAAATCTGAAAGTAATTCAGCAACCAAAGAACGTATTCTCTTACGTAAGATTGGTGATTTTTTCACCATTCTTTTCGATTCTAGCCACACAATCTTAGCTTGATCTTTTTTGGTAGCAGCACTAACCACCTCGGGACCAGGTTCTCCATCAGCCATTAACATATATAAAGCAACAGCCGAACCCCAAGCAGACTTACCATTTTTTCGAGCAACAATAAGAATAAATTCGCGGTACTTTCTTGTTCCTTCCGTTTTATGAACGAAACCAAATAAAGCTGCAGTCATAGCTTTTTGCCACAACTCCAACTTGAATGGTTTACCACCCAATTTACCTTTCGAATGTTTACAGAACTTCTCGATAAAATCTATCGCATGATTTGCTCTTTCTTCTGAATATTCATAAATGGATTCGTTATTTTCTAGATCATTGACTAGCTTTTTATAAACACGTTTTATTTTGTCGTTAACAACGATATTCCCTTTACTGATTTCCTGCCAATATTTTTTAATTGGATTCATCGTGTATTCACAAACTTGTCGAATCCGTCATCTTCCTCAACAGGAACTTCTTTAGGTAATAAATTAAATAGTTCCTTACAGGTCGTGTTATATCGTTGTATCATCGTGTTATACGTCTTTACAGAAGGACTTTCACGCATGATCGAGTAATCGCCTTGTGGCATTTCGTCAATTGCGCCATTCTCGTTGATGTCTTTTTTCAAATCTTCTAACGTAACACGCATGAATGCAGCTTCATTGATCAAACCTTCTGCAATGTCTTGTTTATCTTGGGATAAATCTTCTAATATGCGTTTAAGTCTTTCGATCTCTTTATTAATCCGTTTATCTTTTTCCGAAAGTTTCTTTCTCGGCATAAATATCACCTCTCTTTTTGGGGTGGGGGTCTTGCGAAAATGACCTGCGTATTACACGAAACTCTACTCCTCGGTCTCCTTATAACCACCCATAATTATTTTTTTGGGGGGCTATGAGTACCATCTACTAAACTCAATGTTGAATACTTCTAACGATTTACCGGATAAATAAACAGGATCATTAGCACCACTCGTAATTCCCACCAATACATCACGCAATAACTTATCTTGTTCAACGTGTGCTTTTTCGTCATCACCTTCATCAGCTAAGCTTCTAACCTTATCAAGTCTCTTGTTTAATTGTTCTTTTGTTCTGATTGGACTAGCCATTATATTCATTCACCCCACCTTAATCAAATTACCATCACTATCAAACGCAAATCCCTTTCTTGTAGGACTATACTTGTAATGGTGTTCTTCGTTGTGGCAGTCTTGGCAAAGCAATTCTAAATTACTGTGGTTTAATGTTATATCTGGATTGTTAATATTCTGCGGTGTAATGTACTTGATGTGATGCACAATTTTCCCTGTCTTAGAACATCGCTCGCACAAACCAAACTTAGATCGTATATATGATGCTCTGCATTGTTGCCATGCTTTGGATTTATAAAAACGTTTAGCGTATTCTTTAGCTATGATTATCACCTTCTCTGTTCACTCCATCATCACAGAGCAGGAACTTAATCCTAATCATTTGCGCTCTGTAATCATAGAACGAAAAAAGACACTCGTAAGAGTGCCTCTATATTTTAAAGACCGAAGGTCTTACTAACTATGCAACATGTAGTGTGGTTTATATCCCTTTCCCTTTCATAAAAACTACGCTGTTATGGCATTTTTACGGCAAGATAATTTTTCTTTCGCTCTTTCTAAATAACTTTGTACTGTGCTGATCGCAACACCTAACTCGTTTGATATATCTTTATAACTCCATAAGTACGCTTCTCGAAATATAAACGCCTGTCTTTCTCTTGGCGATAAATCTCTTAACGCATCATAAACCAGTTGTTTTTCATCTTCTGTCAGTTCTCTTTCTGTCGGTTTAATCTGCAACGACGGAAACAGATCCATATCATCCATAGAATTAACTTGATAGATTGAGTTCTTTTCAATCCCTCTTATCTTCCCCGGCTCCTTACCGCTCTTTAACCAATCAATTACAAAAGACATTTCAGAGAGCATACTATTGATGTGAGTTTTATCGCTGTTGTCTAAATCGGAATTACCTAGTTCATTGCTCATACCTTTTAAGACTTTACGTCCATCTTCATACTGTAAGATTAATATATCTGCCCAATTATTCATTCCAACCAGCCCCAATCTCAAAAAGTTGTTGTGCATATCTGCTCTTTTTCACTGGCTTTGGCGGCAACTTCATCTTGTCTTTTCGATCTGGACTAAGTATCATCTTAAATGCAAATCTATCAAAATCACTGTTTCTTAATGCTTTCGCTTGTTTCGTATCGGCGATAATCCGTTCTTCCATTTCCTCAATACTCAAATTTTGCCCCAAATATGGATAGTAATCTCTCGTTTCAAACCTCATAACCATTACCCCCTAGTTAGTAATAAAAAGGACACAAACAGCCTGTTAAGCTATCTGTGTCCGTCGGTTTTTCCGTAAGGACTTATTTAATTTCCTTTTCTGCTAAAGCAACAATGTTGTTTAACCTTCCGTAAAGTAACTGGTTTTTGTGTTCGAGATGGTGACAATAAGCTCGATAATCATCAATTGCTTTGATTATTTCTTTAACTAATTTTCTAAGTGAAGCATTATTTAAATCGGACAGCGTTTCAGCTAATTCATCTTCTGATATATTCATCAAATCATCGTAATTCGGAGTAATACTGTTAGACATTTTCATAAGACCTCCTTAATTCTTATAATCTATAATTTTTTAAATTACTTCTTGCCCATCTACCCGTATTCGATCGTTACGTTCAACATCAAGCACTTGTCCATTCTTCCAAATAATCGTGTCTTGTCCATGTTGTTTTGGTTCAACTCTAGTAACTTGTCCGTTTTTGATAATAAGTAAGCCATCCTCGCTCAAATCAACACTAGCCTTCATGTTCATTCCCCCTAGAAGTAAAATAAAGTAACAATAAACCCCGCTAAACTTGCTAAAAACATAGCCAACATTTTATTGCTCAATTCTTTGTTCCTCTCTGCCAAAGCACCTAAAAACGATATAACAATAAAAATTATTAGAATGATCTGAAATGCGACTGTCATCAAAAAACCACCTTCCCATGCTTCTTCGTAAATATATTTTCCTGCTTAATCTGTTCTTTTTTAGTACCTTGCTCATATACGGTAAATACGATTAACTGATCACGTTCGGTATTAACTGCTTTGTGTTCTGTGGTTCTGCGTATCACTTCACACCCCTCCTAAACACTCATTTTCCATAGAATCTTATCGAATTCCTCTTGCGTCATGTTGTGTGGTTGAAATCTTTCCAATACTTCATCGAATGGTCGTATCCAATCCCTTAATATTTCTTCACCATCTTCTCTGCTCTTAACGTTGCCAGTAGCATTATTTAAGTATGATTCTCTCGTCATGTTGTAATGTGTTGGACAATCAACAATGGTTGAAAATCTGCAATACAGTCCATTTGGTTGCTTTGCTATGAATCCTCCCATCACTTAACACCCTCCAATACCTTAATTTCCACTTCAACCCTCGGATTCTCGCTATAATACTTCGATACACGTAAATCGACTATCTGACTATCATCTTTGTAAATCATACCGTTCAATGCATCTTCAATCCCTTTTGCTATGTTTGAACAATCTGGCTTTGTCGTCGGTCTGTGTATTTCGTCAATAGATGCCTTTCTAAGCTTTTTCGTCATGCTTTTAGGTATTTGTCTATAAATCTTTAAACGCATGCTTATTTGCCCTTCTATTTGCTTCACAGGTACATGTTGGCTAGCAACTAACTTAATGTATTGTTTATAGTTTTTACTTTTGCTAGGATCATATAGTACGGTTTTACCGTATTTTGTTTTTCCTGCCCGGGGTCTTCCCTGCGCCACAGGCTCCCCGGGTATTGTAAATTTAATCATCTAACAACCACCGACACGATAAACGCAATAGCTGATAATGCACCGAGAAACGATATACCTGTAATCAAAAGCTGATAAATACGCTCTTTTTTATCTCGTCTCTGAATTTCTTGTCTTAGATTGCTATTTTCGTATTCTAGCTTGTAATTCTTGTTTGCTGTGTTTGATGTCATCAATATTCCCTCCTAATACGCATTCTCTTGTCGTTCATGATTTATTTTGTTTTTAGAGAAGTAAGCTTCTTCTATTTGTTCTTCTGTGAAGCCTAGCATTGCTCCTAAACCGTTGAAATATTCGGCCAGTTCTAACCAATCATATTCATCCAACCAGTCAAGGCTAGATAAACCATATAATATTTTGAATCCAGATAATATTCCGCCGTTTATATCAACAGTTGTTCTTATATCTGTAATATCAATTTCAATTACTTTTTGCACTTCTAAATCATTACCAATACTCAAAATAAAGTGTAAGCAGTCTACGTATTCTTCTAGTAATGGGTTTCTAACTCCACTCACACCGGAACAATCACATTCATCACAATCAATGTATTCGTGCTTTTTTCTATCATTTTCGGCATCTTCTTGAATTGCATCATGATTTAAGTCGCCAGTACCATCACAATATGTGCATTTTACTTCTTCCTCAACGTTTGGCTTCGGAGCCACTTTCCAAAACTTAAACCCTCGCCACTCATTCGCCAATTCTCCTAACTCTACTTGCAAAGCAAGAATCTTTTTATCTAGCAAATCCTGTCCTTGTAATCCTTTTTCTTCGATGATGTGATTATCTAATTCAGCTTGTGCTTTGAATAATTGTTCCCAGTTCATTGTTTATCCTCCAAATCATCGAAAATATCGCCTATTTTATATGGGTTTATTTCAGTTCCGTTTGAAAGGTGTTCAAGCACGCATTCCGCAATTTTATCGATAGCTTCCTCATACCGCTTGTTTTGTTGTTCTAATTCTTCTACAGCGCGATACTTCTCTGTAAGATCTTCACCCAATTGTTTAATATGCTTCAAATTGTTTTTCTCGTGTTTATCTAACTTCTGCTTTTCTTCTGCTTGCTGTATAAAACACTCAACATGATTAACAGGCATTAATACATGCGGTAAAAAATTAGCACTTTTAGTTTTTGTAATTCTGACTTCACGCTTTGCTGTTGCGATGATATTCTTGATTCGTTCTTGATCCGTCATTCCACCACTCCTAAAAATATTTTGTGCTAGGCTTCATAGATTCACCCCGTCCTTTTTCGTCGATATAGGTAAGGTCGTTTTAGCTTTCTCTTTCTAGCTTGATCAAATAGACAAATAAATATCTCGTCTGGATCACGATTCATTCTTTCGGCGATTTCAAATTCATCTTTTCCGCTCTCCCACATTTTTACGATCATCTTTGTATGACTTCTAATGGAAGCTAGTTCTAAATCTTCAAGGTAATAATCAACCGGCTCTCCGTTTGCTTCAAGAAACGGTACATGTGTGCTTCTTGTGTTCAACAGATTCAACCTCCTTCACAAATCCCATTCTCCTGCATAGTTCTGGATACTTTTCAAATACTGAACGTGTATCGCCGTTTGGTCGTGGTGGGAAGTAGATCATGCTATTCATTTTCTATATCAATCCCTACTGTTTTTAATGCTGCGTCACAAATCGCTAATGATGGTGTTTTTCCATCTCCGTAACATCGTTTATAAGTTAATTTTCCTAAGTTGAACATCCATGATTTTCTCTCTTCTTTCCAAACAAGTGATTTTCTATCCCAATCTGTTAACTTCTCTACAACCGACCAAGCATCTTCTATTCGTGTTGAATAGTTTGGTATTCTTCTTGTATGTCCATCTTCATTCAACAATATCATTGGCTTATCTTCTTTTCTCTTGTTGTTCGGGTAATGGTCATTCCACATTACAACTTCATGATTAAATATCTTCTCCGCAACCAACCGATCTATTTCTCTATTCATCTAATCCCTCCGGCTTACACATTCTAGTTGCTAATATTTTCATATCAGCAATATTAACCCCGATTGAATGCGCTAACTCTCCAAACTTACCTGCATATAATCCGATTTCTTTATTGAGATCTTGATTCTTATTTTCGAGATATTCTACACGATCGATAAGTTGTTCGATCATCACTAATTCCTCCGGCATAATATCTGGGTAATTTCCTTCTGATAGAATCGTTTTCCACGTACTAATAATTCCTTTTAATTCTTCCATCCTTACCCCTCCTAAAAGTCTTTAAATTGCCTATTTTCGTTTTAATTCGCTCATTATTGTTAAGTAATCAGATTCAAATGTCATTGATCCTGGTGGTTCATATTCTCCTGCGTTCCATACTTCCAAGAATCCTTCCCGATCATCACAATAAGCGCCAAAGAAAGGGTCTTGTTCCATTTCCCAAATGAATTCTCTCCACTTGTCATCATCTTCCTGTTTCCAACTAAGAAGTACATATCCATCACCATAGCCTGTAAAACTTTCTGTTACGACAACTTCTAGTCCATCTACAGACTGCATCGCCTTTTTAAATCGGGTAATCTCTTCTGGTGATGCATCACCATCAAAATTATTTCTCGCCTGTTCCTCCGTCATATCCTTTGTATTTACTTTGGCATTCCATAATGTGATATTCATATCCATCCTCCTAAAATTGTTTAATTAACTCCACGTTCTATGCTTTTCTGCAATCCATTCCGCTCCGTCGTAATCCTCAATTACGTACTCAACATCATCTGGAATCTCTACTATTTTTAATGATGAAACCCTTGTGTTTGCTTTCTCCCCTAATTCTTCGATAACTTTAACCAAGTCTTCGTCGTTACGTTCAATTTCCGGTGAATATAAATGGTCAAAGAGTGGGCTTTGATGGCTAGTGACAACCTCATCACCAAAGTCTTTAGTAGTTGTATAAGCAAATATCACATTATTATCATCTACTTCATTAGCTGTCTTTTTTGAGGCTAGTTCTGTTGTAAAATCTTGTACGTAGTGATATAAATTTTCTATCCCTTTTAGCTTCGCATAGAATTCGATTGCTTTTCCGGATAAATAAAAACCTCCGAATTTTTTATTGATTACAACTTTCATTTTTATCCATCCTCCTAAAATTGTTTCCTGCGGTAGTCGTTACCGTTTAATTTGATCGGTTGTGTGTTCTCCATAATCCGCGAGAAGTTACGTTCTCCAACCCAATCTGATAATTCCTTGCTGTTTAAATTAGTTGTGTAAATCGTCGCTTTTCCTGCTCGATCATCAATAATTTCAAAAAGCTTTGCGGTAGTCCATTGCGTTCTTTGTTCTGCTCCAATATCATCAATCACTAGCAAGTCCACATTTTTCATAGCAGCCATTAACTGATCTTCAGTAGGACCTTCATTGTTGTAGGTGTCTTTAATCTTGGTTAGCAATTTCGGAAAACTAATAAACACGCACGTTTTACCTTTTTCCATCAATGCTTTAGTGATTGATACAGATAAATGACTTTTTCCTGTTCCGTAAGTACCACTGAAAAGTAGGTTTCCAACACCATTAAAGTTATTGGCATATTCAGTAGCTATTTGTTTAGCGTTGTGCTGATCTTGATTAGTAGGTTCATAGCTTTCAAATGTTGCATTGACCAATGATTTATTTAACAGACTATGACCATCGAAGTGTTTAAGCATTTTTTCTAGCCTTAA